AATGAGCCTGACGGAAGGCGAAATCTTCCGGATCGTCTCAAGCGTGATGATGCACGAATTCAGCGACGCATACCGGCCGCACGATTAAGCAGACGCTGGAGTCCGTCACCAGCACGTTCACGCCTGACAGCTGCGCCTCAACGCATGTTCCCGCCTCCGATAGACGGGCTCCTCTGCGCGGGCAGTTGTCAGCCGTGAACGTGTCCGAAATATGTGCACACGGATCGGACAATCCCATCTCCTCTGCGCCGGTAACGGCGTTTGCCTCGCGAGAGGCTTTCTTTGTTTGGCCGCCATGACCTACCCGACCGCGAAAAATGATCCGGCCGGTGCCATTCCGGTTTACATCGCAAATCAGCCGGGCGATGGCCCGTACCCGACGCAGCAAAGCAATGCCGCCGGGGCGATCCCTGTGTATGAGGTAGCGCAGCCCGGTTCCGGTCCGTGGCCAGACGATCAGTCAACGGCGAGCGGCGCGATCCCGGTGCGGGTAGTAAGTGCGCCGAGTGGAAACGGGCCATTCCCTGATGACCAAGGGCAAGACGGGGGCGCGATCCCGATCTGGGTGGTGTCGAGCGCTACCGGGAAATTGCCGGTGTACCCAACGGAGCAAGGAAATCCGAACGGGGCTATTCCGGTTTGGGTGGTTTAACTGAGGCAAGGGCCTATATGCCCGCAATAAGACATGGCGCGACCTTCAAAACTAACCGACGCTCAATGGGAGTCAATCGGCAAACGCCTGCTCGCGGGCGAATCGGCCGCCAAGTTATCCCGAGAATTCGGGGTGAGCAAGGCAGCGATTTCTGTGCGGTTTTCGAAACGAAACGAAACGATAAAAATCGTTGCGAATCAGATAGTTGATACCGAACGCGCCCTTTCATTCCTGAACGTTTCTGAACAGATTGCGGCTCGTTCACTTGCCGATGATCTAAAGGCGATCAGTGAGCATCTTGCGGGGGCGGCTCGTTTCAGCGCGGCCACTTCTCACCGACTCGCTGGCATCGCGCACAACAAGGTAGCTGAGATCGACGACGCCAAGCCGTTAGATGAAAGCAGTCTCGCATCACTAAAAGGCATTGCCGTTCTGACGCGCATGGCCAACGAGTCAAGTGAAATCGGACTGAGCCTACTCCGGGCGAACAAAGACATCGGCTCAGACGATAACTCGGTAGTTATCAAGGGCGGCTTGCCTGACGATGAGTGAGCTTTGACAAAGGGACTCGCGCCGCAAGAAAAATTCTTCCTTCATGCCCGTCATCCAACTGCCGACTCTTCACGCCGGTCAGGTGGAGATATACAGGCGCCGTACACGCCTGAACGCGGTGCGATGCGGGCGCCGCTGGGGTAAGACCAAGCAGATGGTCACGATGGGCGGCGACGCAGCCGCCAAGGGCCGCAAGGTAGGTCTGTTCACGCCCGAGCACAAGCAGCTTCTTGAGCCGTACGATGAGTTGCTGGATATTCTCCAGCCGATCAAGCGGCGCGCGAGCAAGAACGAAGGAACGATCCGCACCACGACAGGTGGCATTGTTGACTTCTGGCAGCTAGACGATAACGAACTGGCTGGCCGGGGCCGCGAATACGATCTCGTCATGATCGACGAGGCGGCGTTCACGAAGAACGGCCAGATGATGAAGATCTGGGAGAAGTCGATCAAACCGACTCTCCTGACGAGGCGCGGCAGCGTCTGGGTCTTTTCCACGCCGAACGGTGTGGATCCCGAGAATTACTTCTATCAGGTCTGCAATGACCCGAAGCTGGGCTTTGCGCAGTTTCATGCCCCGACGAGCAGCAACCCCTATGTTCCGCCCGACGAGTTAGAAAAAGAGCGGCTGAACAATCACCCGCTCGTATGGCGGCAGGAATTTCTTGCCGAGTTCGTCGACTGGTCCGGCGTCGCATTCTTCGACCTCGCCAAGCTCACCGTCGATGGCAGAGGTGTTGCATACCCGCGCAACTGCGATGCGGTATTCGCTGTCGTGGACAGCGCCATGAAGGACGGCAGCGGCAACGATGGAACCGCTGTCGTCTATTTCGCCGTGTCGAAGCATTTCGGTCATCCACTGACGATTCTCGACTGGGAAATTACCCAGATTAATTCCGACCTGCTCACGACCTGGCTACCGAATGTATTCGGACGGCTTGAGCAACTCGCGAAGGAAACGAAAGCGCGGGCTGGTTCGATCGGCGCATTCATCGAAGATAAAGCCTCCGGTATCACGCTCAATCAGCATTCGAAGCGCATGGGCTGGCCGGCGCAGCCGATCGAGGGCGACATTACCGGCATTGGTAAGGATGGCCGCGCGGTTGCTTCTTCAGGGGCTGTACATCGCGGCGAAGTGAAAATTTCAGAATACGCGCTCCAGAAAGTCACTGACTACAAGGGGCAAACGCGCAACCACCTCATCTCCCAAGTAACTGGGTATCGCATCGGCGACAAGGAAGCATATCGCCGCGCCGATGACTTGGCCGATGGCTTTATGTACGGCGTCATTATCGGGCTGGGCGGCCCGGATGGATTCTAGGCACATCAATGGCAGAAATTACGCTAACAGGCTCGCGGCTGAATTCGAGCCTGTACGACCTGTTGATGGCCGAGGACCTTGTGCCAGGCAGCGACCCGAGCTATCAGCTCTGCAAGCAGATCTACGCATACCACCCCCTCGGCGGAAAGATCGTCGACACGCCGATCCGGCTCGCGTTGAGCCAGGAGCGTGAAATCCTGATTCCGGACAGCCCGGAAGAGCGGTTGCGCGAGGCGTTCGTTCGGAAGTGGCTGGAAATCGGCGCGAAGTCGAAGATCGAAAACACAGCACGGCTCGGAAAGATCTTCGGCGCGTCGGCGGTCATCTATGGCGCGGAAGGGACCGATACCGAAAAGCCCATCGATCCGGCTGATCTGCACAAGAAGGACCTGTACTTCAACACGCTGGATCCGCTGAACACGGCCGGCTCGCTCGTCCTGAATCAGGACCCGAACTCGCCAGACTTCCAGAAGCCGACGCTGGTGACGGCGGCGGGCGTGAAGTATCACCCCTCGCGCGGATGCATCTTCTTCAACGAGGCGCCGCTGTACATCCAGTACACGACCTCGGCATACGGCTACACGGGCCGCTCTGTCTATCAGCGTGCGCTTTATCCGCTGAAGTCGTACGTGCAGACGATGATCGCGAACGACATGGTGTCGCGCAAGGTCGGCGTGCTGGTCGCGAAGATGAAGCCAGCGGGCTCGATCGTTGACCGCACGATGGCCGTGTTTCAGGGCATCAAGCGCAACGTAGTCAGGGAAGCGGAAACCGACAACGTCATCAGCATCGGGATCGACGAAAACATCGAATCCCTCAACCTGCTCAATGCGGACGGCGCACTGACGACAGCGCGCAAGAACATCCTCGAAGACATCGCCGCAGCCACGCCGATGCCCGCGAAGATTCTGAACTCGGAGTCATACGCCGAGGGGTTTGGCGAAGGAACGGAGGACGCGAAGGATGTCATCCGCTACATCGACAACGAGCGCGTCAATCTCCAGCCGCTGTTCGAATATTTCGATCGGATCGTCATGCGTCTAGCGTGGACGCCGGAATTCTACGCCGCGCTCCAAAACGACATCCCGGAATACAAGGACATTGACTACAAAACCGCTTTCGCGCAGTGGTCCAACGCCTTTGAAGCACGCTGGCCTTCGCTGCTGATCGAACCCGAATCGAAACAGGTCGAGGTCGAAAAGATTAAGTTCGAAAGCGTCGTCGCGCTGCTCGAAGTGCTGATGCCCGAGGCCGATCCAGGTAACCGTGCGCGAATCATCCAGTGGGCGGCCGACAGCGTGAACGGTTCGAAGAAGTTGTTCCCGAATCCGCTAGACCTCGATTACGAGGAACTCGCGAATTACGTTCCGCCCTCGCCCGACCTCGAGCCTAACGAGCCGAAAGCATTCTCTCCTGAATCGTGAACTCGTTCTACAAGACGCTCACTGAGGCCGTCCGCGAGTTCGAGGAGCATGGCTTCGATTCGGCTGAGCGGCTGGCGTATTGGGTCGAGCGAATTCGCAAAGCGGCGGCCGAATCGCTCACGCCGGAAAGCGTGCTCGAAGACGCGATGCGCAAAAGCCTCGCGGGCGTGTACCGCAAGTTGGTCGATGACGGCCAGATACTGAACGCGCATCCGGGCATCTCGCGCTTCACCGTGGATCGGCTGAAGCCCCGGCTTCGGGCCGAACTAGATCGCCGTGTGCTGGTCAGCAAAAGCCTGATCAAGCTCAATCGTCAGCAGATGATTGAGAAGACAACGCAGCGCTTCGCGGGATGGGCGTCGTCTATCCCCGCAGGTGGCAGTGGCGCAGTCGAGGTGCGGGAAACGAAGGACCACATCCGCAAGGCGCTTGCTTCGATGCCGTTCACCGAGCGGCGACTGCACATCGATCAGGGGCACAAATTCGCGGCTGCATTGAACGAGATCGTTGCGGTGGATGGTGGCGCAATCGCGATGCGGTGGAACAGCCTGTGGCGGCGTCCCGGCTACCGGTATCGCAAGGACCACAGGGAGCGCGACCAGAAGATTTACCTGCTCCGCAATAGCTGGGCGCGGGACAAAGGATTGGTGAAGCCCGGCCCGGATGGCTACTACGACGACATCACCAAGGTTGGCGAGGAAGTCTCGTGCTCGTGCTTTGCCACCTGGGTCTACTCCATCGGGAAACTTCCCGAAACCATGCTGACCATCAAGGGCCGCGAGTCGCTCGAACGGGTGCGCGAACGGATTGCTGCCGGAAAATGACATGCCCTCTGTAAGTGAAGCCCAGCATCGCGCAATGGAAGCCGCAGCGCATGGGCATAGCGCGCTCGGCATACCAATGCAAGTCGGCAAGGAGTTTATCGCGGCAGACGCGTTCAACGAATCGGATCATCCGCGTGACGCCGAGGGAAAATTCGGCTCCGGCGGTGGCAGCGCAAAATTGACATCCGCCGAGAAGTCGACACTCTCCTCATATTCTGGCGATGAATTCCTCCGCATCAATGCGGAATTGCGCGGAGGCAACGGTAATGATCCACAGGTCAAGCGCCTTGACAGCGCAATCGGCAAAAGCCCGTTAGCTAGCGGAACAACGCTCTATCGCGGGATGTCGCGGGATGCCGCAAAGAAGCTATTCCCTGACGGCAACATCACAAAGGGGATGACCGTCTCCGATCCAGCCTTTGCGTCTACCTCGAAATCGGCAGGCGTAGCCATGTCATGGGGAATGGGCGGCGTTCTCCTGAAGATCGAGACGGGCGAAGGCGCTACCGGGATGGACATGGCCGCGCATTCGCGCAATGCGAGCGAGCAAGAAGTTCTATTGCCGCGCGATGCAAAAATGAAGGTGGTTGGATTGACGGCACCCAAATCTCCCGGAGACCCCGTCATCGTCAGGCTTCAATATGGCCATCACGGCGCCAAGGCTGATTCAGCGGAGTTGATAGACGGATATGTCCTTGAAGATGGCGTAAAAGCCGCTGGCACGATCGTCGTCGCCGATGGCAACGTGCTGTTCATCCGCCGCGGCCCGGATGGAGACCATCCCGGCGAATGGTGCATTCCTGGCGGCAAAATCGAATCCGAGGAGTCGCCAGAAGACGCCGCGCGCCGCGAAACGAGCGAGGAAGTCGGATTCAGTCCCGACCGGCTGATCGAACTCGGCAAGGTTTCCGATGGCAACGTCGAATTCACGACGTTTTACACGGAGACCAAGCCGTTCGAGGTCGTGCTTGACGACGAGAGCACAGAAGCCATCTGGTTGCCGCTTGGTGAATCGCCGGTGCCTCTGCATCCTGGCTGCCAGTACATCCTGAACTCGGATGCATTCAAGGCGGTGCGAAAAGCGCACATGACGGAAATCGAAGTCGCTCGCGCGATGGTTGCTGGCGAATTCGAATCTCCGCAGTTCGTGCGGAACATGTGGCTGTTCGCGATCCGCATCACGGGAACGGGAACATCGTATCGGTCAAAGGACGAGGAATACGTCTACCGTCCGCCGGAAAACTATCTCAACGACGAATTTCTGGCGCGCTGCAACGGTCTGCCAGTCATCGTTGAGCACCCGGAACGGGCAATTCTCGACTCAGACGAGTACCGTGCCAGAAATGTTGGCTCTGTGATGCTGTCTTACATCCAGGGCGACGAGGTCTGGGCGATTGTCCGCATCTACGACAAGACAACGGCTGAGTTGATGGAGAAGGAGCAACTCTCCACGTCGCCATCGGTTGTCTTTCGCAACCCGAAACTAGAAAACAGCACCGTCACGCTGGAGGGCGGTGCAACCCTCCTTATCGAGGGAACCCCTGTCCTGCTCGACCATATCGCGATCTGCGAGGCGGGCGTGTGGGACAAA